TCTGAACGCGCTTGCCAATTCGCTAGAAGCGTTTGTACCAGACGTGCGCCCAAACGTTCGCTTCCGCAGATGGAAGGGCGAACAACGCGTTGAAGACGCGCCGCTTCCTATGCGAGAGCGCGCTTTTCAGCTGCGGCTAGGTATCTCTCGGATCCCGCGTACACTCTCTTCGTTTGAGCAATTTTGGAATCGTGTAGAGCTGCAACTTATCATAGGCTACAACTTCACGGAGCCGCGTCAAAATGACGTCGCCGGGCTAGGAATAGACGCTATGGCATGGGCAGACAACCGCGCGGTTCTTGGTGCAATGACGTTCACCAAACCGTTGCAAAGCGTTCCCAATTGCAAGCCGCTTATCTTGCTTGCCGCAGACGCGCCGTCAACAACAGCCCGCGTTTACCGCTTTGATTTTGAATGGGCTGAACAGTTATGAGTTCCTACACAACAACGCCGATCGTATTTTCGTTTTCAGATCGCGGGCTAGAAGAGATTGCAGAAGCGGCGTTTGATACAATCGCAAACCAGACGGCTACAGGTACAAGCGCAAGCGGCGCGCAATACCCGCCGGGCTTGACGAAGAACCCGCTAGATATGATTGACACTCGCAACATGATCTTCGTTGAGAGAGATTTTACTTCTTCGTTTACGCAAACAAGCGAGAATCCGATTGCTAAAATAACTCTATTTTACAACGCAAGATACGCTTCCATTGTAAACGCAAAATACAATTGGGCGGGTATCTCTCCGCTATGGTTACCTGATTTCGAGCAAGCAATACAACCAACAATTTTTACCGAAACAAGCGGGAGTTAACAAATGAGCCAAGGCGCTTTGACAAGAGTTCAGCGAATAGCAATCGGGCAAGAGTCTTCTATCTACAACACACCCGCTTCTTTTGAGCAGGTGCGCGGTATAGAGGGCGTTACAATGACGGCTTCGCGCGAATCTCTTGCAGATAATAGACAGCTGACTTCTCAGCGCAATCAGTTTGCTTCTCACATTGGGCAAAAGAGCTTTACGGCAGAGTTTACGGTTCCTGTTCATGATGCTATTGACAGCGATCTTGACGTTGTTTTCACAAGCGTAATGGGCAGCAAGCTAGCTCAAACGGCTCCTACATTTGCAAGCGGTACAGTATCTGCAATCACTATTTCAGCGGGCGCTTTTGACCCGCTCGTTCTTATCTCTCTTAGCGACGGGCGAAAGTTTGTTCGCCCCGTCAAGAGCGTTGCGGGCGGTACAGTTGCAACGCTTGCAATTCAACTTCCATCTCTGGGTATTGCAACCGTAAGCGGCGTTGAGAATGCCGCAGACAATAGCGGCTCTTGCTATGTAGTCGACCCGCTTGCAACGCCAATCACAATCGGAATTGAGATTGATAGAGACGTAGAGCCCGATCAAGTTCCATTCGTAGGCAAGGGCTGTATCCCTACTTCTCTTGCAATGTCGCTTGACCTTACACAGCGTCTCTCGTTTAGCGTTGGTTTGAGCGGCGGTGATTGGCTGCAACAAGCTCCTAGCAATACAGCAACGCCCGCCGCGCTAGAGAATCAACTTATTGCTTTTGCCGCAGAAGCCTACATTCAAGAAATCGGAACTCCCGTCGCAGGTACACAGCTTGACGTTTCCGCTGCAACAATTGAGTTCTCTCCGCAATTCATAGCGCGTAATGCAACGCGCTATGATACCTCAGTGAACTCTATTCCGGGTTCTGCAATTGTAGGCTACACGCGCGGCTTGCAATTTGTCGACCCTATCAGCGTAACGTTGACGCTTGCAAACAACGCATGGCTTGCAGATCGTACTAGCAAAACACCTTTCGCTTTGATGCTTTCTTTTGCGCTAGGCGTACCCGGCGAGAATGCAAGCGCTAACCGTTTAGCTATCTACTTCCCGCGCGTTGTTCTTGACGCGGATCCTACATACGTTGATATTGACGGTGTAGAAGGTATGCAGCTTTCGCTTAAGGTTGAGCAAGAGCTGTCTCTCTCAGGTGTATACGGCGCGCAAGCTTCTATTGCTTTCTTCAAAGCCTAAGAATATCATAGCGGCGCAACCCTTCGGAGAAGCCGCTATGATAAAGTTTGACCCGCTAGATCTTGACTTGCGAGAGCGAGAGATTGAACTTCCCGTCTCTCGCAAGAATCCTACCCTTGGAACCATCTCTATACGCCTTCGCGAAATACCTTTCGGCAAATGGCAAAGCCTCATTTTAGAAGCCAATGCCGCAAACGTTGCAGCCGCAAATGCCGCCGAAAAATACCGCAAAGAAAATACAGAAGAATCTTCGCTTGCGTTTGGTGAGGCGCTAGCAAGGCGCGGGCGCTCTGAAATGCAATTGATTCTTTGGGGCGTATGCAATCATGCGGGCTTCTATAGCGGCGAGAATGCTTTCCCGTTTCAATCACAACGTATCGTTTTTGACGGCAAAGAATACAACATCGCAGCGGAGAAGATGTTTCGTTTGTATTCTCTCGTTGGTGACAAGAACGCGGGCGGCGTAGGGAGCGAACTGACTAGCGAGATCGCAAGCGCAATAACTCGCTTTCAAGAAGGTAGAGAGCAGCCTAGCGCAGATGACATCTGGAAGGAGAGCGCGGTTGATAGCCCTTTGTAATCAGCCGTAGGTTGATAGCCATAAACCTACGGTTGCAACAACGAATGATTGTACGCGTAAAAGATGCAGAATTCGCGCTAGGCTTGCTTGAACATAAAAAGCCTAACCATATATGCAACCGCGTACAAAAGCCGCTAAAAGTCAAAGTTGATTGTTTTGGGCCGCAAGATTTCGATGAGATAGAAGGTTGCCCCGCAAGGCTGTATGATAGCGCGCTTACAGATGCAATCTACAGAGCTATTGAAATAGAAGATCTTGGCGGCTTGAAATGCTATAGTTCTCTTGCGATTGCACACTTGCCCTATAGGGCGGTATGGTTTTACAAAGAAAGCATTGCAGCAAGAGATAGGTTCTTGCGAGAAGCGGACTACAAACGATGCAATTCTTGAGAGCGTTTGGTACAACAATACGCGTAAGCAGCGCGCTAACTGTCAACATAGCCGTAACGATTACAGACGGGACAAACACTAGCGTTTACTCAGGTAGCGCTCTCTCCATTGCAGCGGGCGCGTATCGTACAGCTGACTATTGCAGCGCGCTAGCGTCAACAATCATCTCTTGGCTATCTGCACAGATCGCGCTTGACGCAAGCGTTGTAGCGACGGGTACGCCAATCGTAGATGTCGAGTTCATACCCGCAACAACCGCAGATGGAAGCCGCTTCAACCTCACACTCGTTTCGCCCGCTTGTGACTTCGTTGCTTCTTCTTTGCCCGCTTCTTTTGCTTCTGCTTCTATCAACAATGCAAACGGCGTTTTCAGCAACCTAGGGCTAGCCTACAGAGATCCGTCATTTCCCGCCCGTAGCGCTACGATAAGCAGCGGAGAAGCTCTCTTCTCTGGTTTGTTTCAACCGCGTTCAATTTTCGTTTTTGAGCGCTCTGAAATAGACGAAGGCGAAGACGATAGTCCCGCGCAATTTGTAGCGCATAAACTCGCAAGCGGCGCGCTAAGAACGTATGTTCTAGGCTCAAACAGAATCAGCAAGAGAAGATTGCGAGTTGTTGACTTAGACCCAGATGTTTGCGGTCCGCCTATTGAGGTAGCGCTTGCGACGGGAATCAACGTTGATAGAAACGAACTAACGATACCTGCAACCGTAACAACATCTTTGACGGGCATAGAGGCCGCGTTCTCTTTGCCTTCGCTGATTCCGATTGGCGCGTATATAGAGTTTCAAGGTTTTGTTGCGCGCGTTCGCTCTGTAACGTCAACGGCTATTCAGCTTTGCGAAACAATACCAACAACAATTTCTCTTAGCGCATACTCCTACATTCGCGTTGTAAGCGAAGTACACGCGCTATGGAGTGAGGCTTTGCGACTAGGAGAAATTCTCGTTTACGAAACAAGCGATACAACGGGAGAGATTCTCTGGTACCCGCAAAGCTATTGCTTGGCGGGCGACGAAACGCCGCGCTATTTTGGCGAGAGAAGAGACATCGGAAACGCTCTATATTCATACACTTTTGCAATGCTACGCCGCGACATAGAGGGCTAAAATATATGGCTGTTCAAGTCAACGTTACAATCGATTTTAGCGAGGCAGCGAGGCAGCTTGCAGCTTTTCAGCAAGAGCTTGGGCAAGAGCTTGTTCAGTCTGCGAATCAATCTCAACAAGCTTTTCAGCGCGTAGCTAGCGAGGCAGCGCAGAACGTACAACGCCAAACCGCGCAGATCACGCAAGGCGTACAAGACGCTACAACGAGTGCAACCCGAAGCGCGGCGCGCGCCGGCAAGAACATGACTGAGGAGTTTTTGCGCGCTTTCGATCCCGACAAGATCCGCGCAGAACTTGAAGCGGCCGGGCTAGATGAGCAGCAGATTGATATCCTAATCAACACAACGCAAGCGCGCGCAGAAACACAAAAGCTCAAAGATGCAATTGCGGGCGCGTTTGGTGAGGCTAGCGGGCTTGCGGAAGAATCTCTCAAACAGATCACGGCGCAAGCTGCAAGGGAAGTAGACCGCGCGGCGGGCAAGGTTAAGAGTGTTACAGAGATCGTTGACGGCGTAAGAGACTTGACCGAAGAAGTCAAGAGACTTGACGGCGCGGGCGGTGAGGCGGCTGAAAGCCTCGGAATGCTAGTTCTCAACGAGACGGTAGATAAGTTTGGAGATCTGAAAGATATATTTGAAAAGAGCGCGGGCGCTCTGTTTGGTCTATCCGAAGAAGCAGTAGACGCAACTGTGCGCGTTGCAGATCTTGCGGAGAAAGGCGCAATGGTAGGCGCGGCGTTTGGGCCTATGGGCGCGGCTATTGGCCTTGTTGCGGGCGGCGCGCTAGGCGCTCTTGTTGAGAGTTTGACCGCGTCAAGCAAGCAAGCAGAAGAAGCAGCGGCGGCTGCGGCAGAATATGAACAGCGCGTTGCAAGATTAAGCATTGCAGCGTCTGTAGCTGTTAGCCAAGAAGAACTAAACGCGGCGCTTGAAGAAGGGCGCAAAGCAGCAGAAGCAAACGCGGGCGCTGTCAAGATTCTTACAGATGCGCAAGCCGCAGAACAGAAGCGCGTTGAAGAAGTACAAGCAAAGATTGCTAGTTACAAAGCAGAACTAGAATCTCTCAACAAAACACGGACAGAAGAACTTTCTCTTCTTCAAGAAGAAGAAATCAGAAGCCGAAAGAATATTCTTACTTACGAAATATCAACATATCAGGTAGGGCTTTTAGACGAAGCAAAAGGCAAGCTAACAACCGCTACAAAAGCTCTCACAATCGCAGAGCAAGAACAGCAAAAAGTAGCTAGCATTCTAGCGCAAACGCAAGCAATACAGGCTATTGATACGCTAGACGCGGCGAATGCAATTGAAGAACAATTGCTTATCATTACGCAAGGATCAAAGTTTGCGAAACAATCAACTTCCTCATTGGAAGCTGAACAAGCGCGTTTAATAAAAACGCTTGGCGTTTCTGCAAAAGAAATAGAGGGCTTAGGCCTTGCGAATATAGAACTTGCAGATTCTCAATTTGACGCTGTGGAAGCTACGCAAGCGCAGAATGAAAACCAAGAACAAGCCAATATAATTACAGCTTACGCAAAGGCAGATCTTGCAAGGCTTGCAGAGATAACAAGCGAACTCTCTTCAAGAAAGCAAGCGCTTGCGTCTTCAACAAAGGCTTCCACCGCTGCAACAAAAGAAGATACAGCGGCAAAGAAGGAAGCTGAGCAGGCGGCAAAAGCGCTAGAGAAAGCAGAAGAAGTATACGCAAAAATACAAGAAGATCGCGCGGAGAAGAAACTTGCATATCAACGCCGCCTAAGAGATCAAGCGCAAGCTGACTACCTTGCAGAGCAAGCAGCTCTCAAGAAACGCGCAGAAGAAGAACTCAAACTTGCGCAAGAGATAGCAAAGAAGCGAGACGAAGCCGAACAATACGCGCGAAAGCTACAGAATGAACGCAAGCAAAAAGAAGCAGAAGACGCGCTAGCGCAAGCTGAACAGCTTCTTCGCCCGCTTGAAGATGTCACAACTACAATCTTTGATACGATTGTTGAGAACGTAGCAAACGGCGAGAAAGCTTTTGCCGGGCTAGGAATTGCGATAAGAGATAGCATAGTCAATACGCTCAAAGCTATGGGCAAAGAATACCTTGTCAAAGCGCTAGGCGAGACAGCGGAAGGAATTGCGTCGCTTGCGATTGGCGGCCCAATAGCGGGCGCATCTGCGGCGGCGCATTTCAAGGCGGCGGCGGGCTTCGCGGCGGCGGCGGTTGCAGCGGGCGCGGGCGCAGCTGCAATTGGCTCTGTAGGCGGCGCGGGCGGCGGCGGAGGTATACCAACAAGCGGCGCGGGCGGCGGCGGCGCAAACGCGGGCGGCGGCGGTTCTGCTAGCTTAGGCGGCGCTTCTTCGTCTGCGAGCTCGCAAGGCCCCGCTCCTACGGTTGTTGTTGACTTTCGCGGCGCTATGTTCCCGACAACAGATCTTCGCGCGGCGCAAGAGTTTGGTGCAGCCGTAGCGGGCTATATAGACGCGGCATTTCGTAGCGGCGCAACAACACAGCGCCCGATTTTTAGGCGGTAAACAATGGCTCAATACGCCGTAGGCTTGCTGATAAAAGGTTTACCAAACCCGCTAGATTTGACTTCTAGCGCGCCCGTGTTGTTTACGAATGCAATCGTTGACGCTGCAAGCTTGCCCGCGCCAATCCCTAGCGGCTGTGTTGTTTTGCCTTGGTTAGATACAACGCAAGGTAGCATTTCGGGTATATCAATTTCTTCGGATGTCCGCGATCCCGTCAAGGGTTCTGCGGCGATCTCTGTACGATTGATTGACGTTGACGGCGCGCTTGCCGCTCTCTTCGCTAGAGACCCCGGTTTTCAGAACACATCATTTTGGGATCTGACAACAACATCAGTTGACGCAACTACAACTTCTTTGAGCGTCTCAGGTTCTGCGGCGATCACGCAAAGAATATATTGGCTTGAACAAGAAGCCGTTCTTGTGACATCTGCAAGCGTAACGACGGGAATTGATTGGGCGCTTACAGTTACACGCGGCGCGAATGGTAGCTACGCGCGCGTTCATCGTATCAACCCCGCCGCGTATGGGCCGGGCGAAGACGGCGCGTTTGATATGGTTTCGTTGTCTTCGCGCCCTCAGTTTGAGAGCTTTACGTTTGACGCTGATTTGTTTCTGATGCAGATAGAGCAAGGCGGCGTTGTGCAAGTTGTTTACACGCGCGCGGGTTTTATCGATGGACGTCCCGAGCCTACGGGCGACGCGCGTTGGGATCTCTCGCTAGGCGACAACACTTCCATTGTTGCAGATCACGACTTCGGTGAGGCTAGGGAGAACGTAACAATTCGCCGTTGCGCGCAAGTCATTACGCAAAGCGGCGCGCCCGATTTCTACATTTCTCCGCTGCAATATACCGCGCCGTTCATAAAGCTTTGGGTTGACGGCTACGAAGCGGAGAAGATATTCAACGAGCCATTGCACCAACCGGGCAATGATATGCCGGTTCAGTCTCTTGTGAACGCGCTAAGCGCAAAGCTTACACAAGATGCAAGCGTACGCTATCTGCTCAAAATGAAGATCGGCGGCTATGATTACGTTTACCGCGCAACAAAGCTGCAATGGTTTCCTACTGTCACAAACTACCAAGATGACGCGCTAGTTGTTGTCTTCTGCGCGCTAGACTTCGCGCCTATCAATTCGTCTATCAAAGACAACCCGTATGTTTCTTTTGAGAGCGGTCTATCTTCAAGCCCGCGTTTCGGATTGAACAGCGGCTTCTCTCGCGCCGCCGCTGACTATCTGCAAGAAGACGAAGAGAAGATTGAGATAGAGTTTCGAGTTGGTATTAGAGACAGCGTAGTCAATACGCTTTTGCGCTTGCTACATTCCGATGACGGTTCGCAAACAACAGATCCCGTTTATGATACCATCTTCGGGCGCATAGGCGCGGGCTTGTTCTCAGGTGAAGTCAATCAGGGTACAACGCCCGCCAATCCCTACGCGGTTGAAGAGACAACAACAGAACTCTTAGAGCTGAACGCGCTCTTGCCGCAACCTTTCGACTTTATCATTACGCCCAAAGACAAGTTCAAGGATTGGCTGCAAAACATATGCAGACTGCATACGCTCTTGTTTGGTTGCATACCAACAAGCGGCGCTCTTGCGCTTCGCTTCTGGTTTACGTTTACCGCGCCCGCGTCTATTGCTACTCTCAACCCGATAGTCAGCTCAAACGATTTGCCTTCGCTCGAAAAACTTGAACCGCTAGCGCAAGTCAAAGTAGACGTTGGTTACAACGAGATTGACTTAAAACCGCCGTTCTCTCCGTTTGTGATACGAGCAAAAGGCGCATCGCAGAAAACGGCGGGAAACACACAAAGCGTTCGTTTGTGGATAAAAACAACGAACCCTAACTTTGCGCAATTCGTTATGTCGCAAGTTGTGTGGAGACTAACACAAGCGTTTTTCCGCATGCTGCAAGGGCAACCAGAATATATTTTGACAGCGACGTTCTTGCCCGGCGCGGTTCGTACGTTTGGCGATCTTGTTTTGTACGAAGATGCAACGGCGCTCTTGCCTACGCCGCTAGGGTATGGAATTGACGGGCGCTACATTGTAGCGGGCATTGATATCAACCTTGAAGACGGGCGGCAACGTCTGCGCTTGCTACCTGATTTGATAAGCAGAACATCTTCAAGCGCGGGCAAGATCGCGCCTTCGCTAGTTATCACAAATGTTGTATCAATAAGCGGCCCCGTTTCGGGCGTATATACCGTTGATTGTGAAGTTGATTCTATTGCAGAAGCAGCCTTTGATATTACAACCGCGCACGAAGGTATATGGCAAGAGCTGCAAAATCAAACGGGGCGCGTACGATTATACAACGTACAAAAGCACAACCCCGTTTCTTCTTCTACCGTGGGCGTTGAAAGGCATGGCTACCTAGAAGCTTCTGCGCTTGTGTCAACTATCTTGCATGTTGCGGGCGTAAACACGATTGCAATCAAAATAGACGAGAGTTGGTTACGAAGCGGCGCGGTTGCAATAGGCGATCTTGCCGCCGCAGGAAACTATATTGTTTTGACAGATCGGCGCTTTGCGACAAGCAATGTTGAGAACGTAAGCATTTCGCCCATACCGTTTCAATACTATGATGGCGGCGCGGGCGCGGATTTCTTGAAGATCGCTCCTAGTTCTGCGACGCCGCCGTTTGATAATCATTTTTCGGAGATCTCAACGTGAGCGAGATAACAACTCTTTGGCTAAACGCAGGTCACCAAGATTCGCCGTTTGACGCGTTCTTTTTGGCGGCGAGTAGAGATACTCAAGCCGCGCAACTTCTCGCGCTTGACGGTACCATTTTGAGCGGTACGGTTAACGTTACGGGCGGTCACAAACATACGGGCGGCGCGGATCAAGTTTTGGCTTGGTTGCAACTAGGTTCTTGGCGAATCTCAAATTCGCTAGATACAACAGAGCTCGCAAGCGCAAGAATCAATTCAACGACTGACAAGACAGTTCTCTATGCTGCTTTTGTGCTACCTAGCGGCGTAGATGACATCTACCCCGCAATTCGCGTTGACGCTCAATCTCATGACGTTATTGCAACATTTGACTTTTACGCGCCTAACAATCTTGCTGCAAGCCTTGCGACATCTACAATAACTTGCGCGCATCCTATAACTGATTCATGGACAGTTGCAGCCGCTAGCGTAAACTTGTCTGCAATACCGCTGACAAGCGGCTTACGTTTGGTATACTTTCGCTTACAGGCAAGAATGGGCGGCGGCGGGCATGCGCATTTGTTTGAGACGCAGATGGGGTACTAAGGAATGTCGACTATTGAAGAAGTGCTAGATAGCGAAATAGAGCCTTCGCAAACCCTTTCAGAAACCGTCATGGACAAACTCTATCGCAACAACATTGCGGGCTTGCGAGAGCTTACTTACGGTACAACACAGCCGTCAAAAGTATATCGACACAACCACGCAGACGCGCGCGGAGAAACAATAGAGCGTAGCTTGCTTTCGTTATCGTTTGGGCCGCAAGCTGCGGAAGGTTCGCCGTCTACTTCTTGGGAAGTAGGCTTGCCCATGTGGCAACCAATCAGCGGTTCGTTTGCGACTACGCCCGCAATGCTAGCGGCAAGCGGCTTTCTCTTGCCGGGCGGCGTATCGGAAATGTATGGTTCTCTTGCTGTATCTCTACCCGGTGCAGGATCTCGCTCTGTAACGCTCAAAGTTTGCATTCGCGCGCAAGAAGATGCGGGGTTTGATTGTGACAGCGCGGGAGTTACAAAGACTGTCACAATCGCAATTCCCGCGCTTGCCGTAGGTTTCAAGGTGCAGACGTTTACAATCACCGCAGATGACTTGCTAGAGCTTGGCGCTTTCGAGACGAACCGCTTGCTAGAAGCTAGCGTTTGGCTTGCTAGTGATTCTCCCGCTGCAAGCGACTACAGGCTTCTTTCGCTTGAGCTTCGCGCCGCGCCTAACACGCTTGACTTTCAGCTTGAACCCAACCCGCAAACGCCAGAATCTTTTTTTGACGTTCAACCCGCAGACATTCGCGCGGGCGCATATATAACCGCGCCGCTTGCTAGCGTTCTTCGGCGACAGAGTCAGCAACATACTTTTGCAATTCTCGGCAGAATACCGGGCATTTTCAATTTGGGAATTCAAGACGAAGGAACGCCCTTCCGTCGCACGATCTCGCAACCTCACCAACATACAGGCAAGTTTTACGGAGATGGCGCTTGCCTTCCCTACGGCGGCTTTGCGCAGAACTACCTTGCATTCTACGGAGAAGTGGGCGCGCAGATGCAAGTTGCCAACGGGATCGGGCAATTCCTATACAACGTAAACCGCGCATCGTACGAAGGCCGCGTTTCTTGCCCGCAAGGGCTAGGCGCGTTCATTTTGCAACTGGCGGTTCAGCCGCTGAACACAAACGTATATGGTACCCTTGTTGCAGAGATCAAGGTTACATCACTAGCAAGCGCAACAAACCTAGCGTACAACGCGGTAGATCAAGTCAACGGGCTGTTTGCAGATACGGGCGCAAGAGCGGGCTATATCACAATGCAACTCTCGCCAATCACAACGGCGAACTTTCAAACCGTACCTAGCCCGCAACCGCAATTCAACGACAACCCAAAGATGTGGACAAAGCGAAGATTGCTTGCAGATGACTTGCTACCAGACGGCGCTAGCGCAGAGAACGCCTATAGAATAAGCGTTCCGATCTTGGTGCAGATTGACAATAGCACTACCCAAGATCTGCGAGTTGTTGTAGAGTTGACGTTGACGGGCGAAACAAGCGGCGTTGCAACCGAAGATATTGGCGCTAGACTAGTTTGGCTTTTGCTGTACCCCGCGCCGGGGTATTGATACACGAGAAGAGGTTATACAATGCCATATTTTCCACCAAGCGGCGGCGGCGGCGGAGCTCCTACGGGGCCGGCGGGCGGCTCTCTTGCGGGCTCTTACCCAAACCCAACAATAGCGGGCGGTGCAATTACAGACACAGAAGTCAGCGCCACAGCGGCTATCACACAGAGCAAGATCAGCGGGCTGACAGCGGCTTTGGTGACTAAGATCGCAAGAGTATATAACGTCTCAACAAATGGCAACGACCTTACAGCCGACGGCTCTGTTAGCAAGCCTTTTGCGACTATCAACGCGGCTCTTGCGCTAGGCGCAACAGAAGTTCCCGCGCCTAGCGGTGCAGCGGGTAGCAATTATTTTGCGGTCAATATTGCGCCCGGTGACTATACCGAAGATGTCAATATTACGCGCGTAAACGTTATTCTTCGCGGCGCGGGAAGTGAGTATTCAAGAGGGCAAGCAACTGTTCTTCGCGGTCAACTTACAATCAACCCAACAACGGGAATCAGCAAATTCAACCAACGAATTGGGTTGCAAAATTTGATGTTGCACGGAAGCACGGCTGATACTTACGCTGTCAAAGTTACGGGCGCACAACAGTTTGGCGTTGATATTGACGGCTGTTATATCTATATGCCCGCAACGGGAAATGGCTCTGCGCTTGTTTCGGATAACACAAACGCAACAAGATGCAGAATCAATATAACATCAAGCTCGATCAATTGTGAGGATGCAACATTTCACGCCGCAGACCTGAGCGGTACGGTAGAACTCCAGTGTGGCGACACAGTGTTGTTTCAGGCGCAAGGCGCTACAGGATCTGCTCTCAAGCTTACAGGAAGCGCTTCTGCGCTATGCGATACATGTAGCTTTGAAGCTGTAGGTAGTTCTGCGATTGATATATCTGGGACGCAAGCGGGAACCTTTAAGCTTGCAATCTCAAATAGCGCAATTACGTCTGCAAGCGGCGACGGTGTAGATATTTCGGCAAACGGGTTTTCTATCATATTGATTCGTTGTGTGTTTAGCGTATTGACAGCTGCAACGAAAAACGTGATCCGATTGACCGCGCCCGCAACAGGCGTAAACTACGCCAACAGCGGAAATATTGCAGCTCCTACAACATCAACAACTAAGTCAGCGGGCGTAACTTCTATTCCGTATAGTGCTGTATAAACAACAATAAGGATCTAAAAACAATGGCAGACAAGTCAACAACTCTTAGCAATGCAATGCTTAATCTTGTTCTTCGTAACGTTGCTTATTCTCCGTCAACAACAAACGTGTTTGTTGCATTGTTTACGGGCGCTGTAGACGGCGCGTTTACAAATGAAGTATCAACCTCAGGTACAAACTACAGCCGCAAGCAAGTTACTTTCAGCGCGGCTTCTAGCGGTCAAACAGCCAATAGCGCGGAAGTAGATTTCGGAGTTGCAACGGGCAACTATGGCAACGTACAGAACTTCGCGCTTGTTGATAATTCAACGGGCGGAAATATCTTGTATTCTGATTCGCTTACCGTTGCTCAAACAGTATCAACAGGCAATCAGCCAAAGTTTGCCATTGGCGCAATCACTGTTCAAGAATCGTAAAATATATGACTATTGCAAATATGGACCAACTTGTCGCTGCAATGACAAGTTCAAGCGCGCAAAATATAACGTGGAATAAAACAAACGTAACGACAGAGGGCGCGGGTACGTTTCACGATCTCGCGCAGGTTGCGGGCTTGCCGGGCGCAATGCTTACGCCAGACGATGCAGGTTCGGGCGGTAGCAGCCTCACAAGCGCTAGTACGGGCGCTTTGCCTTTTATTGCGCCGTCCGGAAGCAACAAGCTTTACCTCTTAAATTTTTCTGCGACTAGCACACAGCCGGGCGGCGTTTATGTGACGGATCGTCTGTGGGCTTGTCGCGGCCTAGCTACGGGCTCGGGCGCAACAACTACAGTTACGGGCATGACGCCGATCACAAGATATGATGACGGTGTAGGAGCGGAGATCTGGTATTGGTGCATAACAGCTCCTAGCGCGGGCGGTTCAGGTAGCATGACGGTTAGCTACACAAACAGCGATGGCGTAAGCGGGCGTACAGCTACAATAACGCTTGGCGCGGGCACGCCGCCGCCTACGGCGGGGCAGTGCTATCCCGCTAGTTTGCAAGCGGGCGATCGCGGAGTTCAGAGCATACAATCAGTCACAAACACAAGCACAAGCTTTACGGGCGGATCGCATGGGCTTGTAGTTGCGCGAAGAATCATTACCGCGCCAATCTCAACAACCGGCGTAGGAACTTCTCTTGACGGCTTGCGAACAGGTTTGCAAGAGATTGATCCTAGCGCTTGTCTCAATTTTGTGATTCTTTGCAGCGCTACAACTACGGGCTATTGGGTCGGATCTATGCAGCTAGTTGAGGGATAATGACTATATCTACATTGCAAGAGCTGCGAGACGCGTATGCTTCTGCAAGCAGAGTTAGCGTCTACAAACCATCAAACACAATGGCAACTTATGGGAATTCAAATATACACGCCGGTCATCTATGGGACTATTTTCGCGTCTCAAATGGATATCCGATTGCGGGCGCAACTCCTTCCACGGGCGCGGGAACGCTATATAGCAAAAGCAGCGTAGGAGCGATTCCTCTGCTAGGAACTAGCGCGGGCAGTTCGTATTTGCTCGCAGATGTTCAAGCTAGCGCCTATTGGTCACCAGTTAGTCAAGGTGCTGTTGGTCAAACATTCGCGGGTAGCGGCGAGTATTATATCCACGTATATGATCGTCTATGGGCGAATAGCGGAATCAATCCCGCTAGCACATCTCTGCAATCATGGGTACCTCCCGCGCTAACTCGCTATGCAAGCGGCGAGGGCTTGACGCTTTTTATGTGTTGGATTGGGACATTCAATCCAACAAACACAACAACAACAATCAGCTATGTTAACAATGTAGGCGCATCGCAGACGCTAACAAGCGCTTGGAATGCGCTAGCGGGCTTTGCGTATCACAACCCGCTTATGATGGCTTTGCCGCTGCAAGCGGGCGACCGCGGAATCAGAAGCGTAAGCAGCATACAGTTTGCCGCGCCTTCGGGCGCAGGCGGCAACCTAGGCTTGATGATAGCAAAATACTTAGGTTGTTATCGTGTTTCGGTAAGTTCAGAAGCAGCAAACAGCGCGCCAATATCTTTGTTTTCGGGACTTCCTTTGTTTGATGGAGATGCTTGTTTAGCGCTAGCAATACAAGCGCCCGGACCTATTGCAAATTTTGCTGGCGGCACAATGCCGCAGATCGCGTTTGAAGCGCGCATCTTGCAGGCTTGAACAAATGAGCGGCCGCCTTTCGTATCCTTTCGTAGGTATTTTTACGCCGCAATCTGCGAGCGCATCTGCAAATAGTCAGCTCATAACAGAGCAAGAGATATTTGAGTCAACGCTTGAAATACCGCTACAGGGCTCGCTAGAAGGCTCCGCAAATGCAAGCGCGACTATATCGCAAGTGCAAGCGCTGCAAGGCTCGCTAGAAGGCAGTGCAAACGCAAGCGCATTGCTAGCGCTAACGTATATTTTGCAACCCAATTCGCTGCAAGGCGAAGGCGATCTTGTCGGCACGGTTTCGCAGATACAGTTATTGCAAGGCGCGGTAGAAGGCGAAGGCTTTCTCGTTGGTACACTTCGGCAAATAGTTTTTATGCAAGGCGCGCTAGCGGGCGAAGGTTTTGCAAGCGGCGACTTAGAATCAACAAAGTTTCTTGCGGGCTCTCTCAGCGGCGTTGCAGATGCAAGCGCAACTATATCGCAAGTGCAAGCGCTGCAAGGATCTCTTGACGGTGAGGCCAACGCAAGCGGCGCGCTGTCAACGTCAATCTTCTTTGCGGCTTCTGCAAACGGAGAAGCAAACGCTAGTGCGAGCTTTGATATATTCAACGCGCTAGCGGGAGCTCTTGACGGTGAGGGCAATGCTAGCGCCAGTCTCGAGACAACAAAGTTCTTGCAAGCAAGCGCTAGCGGCGTTGCAGATGTTAGCGCCGCTCTTACCGTTCAATTCGCGCTAGCGGGCGCTTTACAGGGCGAAGGCAATGCTAGTGCTACGATATCGCAAATCAACGCGCTATTGGGCAATCTTGACGGCGTAGGCAACGCTAGCGCGGCGCTCTCTACCGTCAAGTTTTTTGCAGGCGATCTTAGCGGCGAAGGCTTTACAACGGGCGCTCTATCTCAGTCTTTGCCGCTAGCGGGCGCGCTGCAAGGCGTTGCAGATGCAAGCGCATCGTTGCTCAAAGTCAACGCGCTAGCGGGCTCTACAAGCGGTGAGGGCGAGACATCTGCAACTATCACAATCAACAAACTGTTCAGCGCAAACCCAGAAGGCGCGGGCTTTGTCGTTGGTACGCTAGGCGTTCTTGCCCCGCTAGCGGGCTCTCTTGATGGCGTTGCAGATACAGGCGCGGCGCTTACAAACAACGTCTTCTTCGCGGGCGCTCTTACGGGCGAAGGCTTTGCAGATGCCTTGCTCAAAATAGATATTATTCTAGCGGGCGCTCTTACGGGCGAAGGCTTTGCTAGTGCAGATCTTGAACTTCTTGTTTCGCTAGCGGGCGCTCTTGCGGGCGAAGGCTTTGCAAGCGCAGATCTTGACGTATTGATCCCGTTCCCAATCGCTGCAAGAGTAAGCGTAGCGCTAGGCAAAACAACGCAGACGAAGGCGGCGCTAGGCGTAGAATATACAGTTGCAACACGGCTAGGTGAAACCGTACAAATAAAAGGTAAAATACCGCTATGAGCGTGATCAATCTTAGCAATAGCAAGGCTGTCAACCTCACAAAAGAATACCTAGCGCCGCGCGGGTTTCAACCGCTGTATGTAGGAGACGACACAGCCTTTCGTTTCCAAGCGCTAAACGGTACAACGCCCGTTGATTTGACGGGCTATACAATCACCGCAGAGCTCGTCAATGATGCCGCAGAATCTAGCCTTTCGCGTTCTTCTGCGGTCACAATACCAACAACAATTACACCGCAGATTGATATTGATGATCAAACAGTGATTGCAAACGAGACGGGGCGCGGTTGGTATCAACTCAATTTTGCGTCTGTTGTTGCAGATGTTGCGCTTCTTACGCCGCTTCTAGGTCGCTGTACGTTTGGCGTACGTTTGATTTCGCCCGCCAATATTGTTACAACTCACGTTACAGGTACGATTGATCTGCTAACAAAAACACAATAGGCGGCAAATATGGACGCGCAAAAACTTATAGAAGCGGCAAGAAACATTTCTGCAAACGGCGCGGCCGATCCCGTCAAGATAGAGACTACGGGGCGCGGCGTATGGTTTCTTGCAACTTGCGTATGTAGCGCCATTGCGGGCGCGCTAACCTATATGGGCGGGTATTTCACAGACGAAGAAGCGCGCGCTCTTGAAACAAAAGTTACCGAAGAATTGCGAGAGTTTAGACAGCACGAGTTAGCGCAAGATGAACAGCTTATTGAGATAGCCAAACACTTGGGCGCTAGAGTTGTATTGCAACCAACAACACAACCAACAACGTCAAAAACGAGGTGAGGCTATGGAACTTGACGCGCTAGGATTCGCGGGAAAAATCATTCCGTACTTTATCGTTTCTGCTGCAATAGCTGCAATCGTAGCGGGCTTGCGGCGCGGCTTTCGCTCTCTTGAAGAGAGCAAGATTCTCTCGTCGGTTGTACCGCTCGTTCTTGGCGCGCTAGCGGGCTATTACGTTCATTCTCTTGCGCCCAAAGATACTGAAACTTCTCTTCGAGTTTTGTACGGCATTCTAGCGGGTAGCTTCTCCGCGCCCGTGTATCATGCGTTTAGACGCGTTGTAGCAAGCAAGCTCAAAGGAGACAGCAAGCGCGCAGATGCAGGCTATGAAACAACCTTCGCAAACGACATTTCCGCGCCAAAAATAAAAGCAACGAAGAAGCCGCGCGAAGAGAAGAAGCAAGAAGAGAAGAAAGATGTTTGAGTTCATACCGGGCGGGAATACATGGGCGCTAGTGGTTGCGGCGTTTAGCTTTCTTCTTGGCTTGCATCTGCGCAAACGACAAGACGCTTTCCCGCGCTCGAAATCAAAAATGCAAGCGAAGGTAGCGCCCGCGCAAGAAAACGCGGTAGAACAGGCAAAGCGAGAGTTTGGCGAAGAGAAGCAGGCTCTTGAAGAGAAAGCGGTTGAGAAGCATGAAGAGAACAAGACAGACGCTAGCGCGGCGGCTAGTGCTATCAACAATGCTTTTGACTAGCGCTTGCTTGCCCGCGCGCCCTGTTATGATTGACAAACAAACAATCTCTACCGAAACGCCCGCGCGCTTGAAGATGCAAGGCAAAGCGGCTGCAATACCGAAAGGCGCTATCGTACAGAATGACAGCGTTTGCCTAGCGCCAGAAGACGCTAGTGCGATTGCAGCGCAAAAGACGTATATGCAAGGCTTGATCTTGCCTGCTTACGAGTTAGGCCGCGCAGAAGCAAGCGCCGTATTGATGCAAGCGCAAGCAAGAGAACAAGCGCTTGTAAGATATATCGCAATCGCAGGCGGCCTTGTTCTTGGCGCGGCGGCTACAATCACAATCGAAAGGCTTGCAGAATGACGTTGAAGAAGGGCGAGAAAAGCTTAGAGGTACAGAAGCTGCAACATCTCTTGCTAGCGCTAGGTGAACGCTTGCCGCGGTTTGGTGCAGACGGCGCGCTAGGAGAAGAGACGCTTGCAGCGGTAGAGCATGCGCTACGCGGAATTACAGGCGCGGGAATAGCCGCAGATGACGTTGTTAGCGCAGACGAAATAGAAGCGCTGCAAGAGCTCTTTGAGCGGCGGCAAGAAAGCAACGTTGCATTCCCTAGCGCGTTTCTAGCTTGCGTCTCAGATCACGCCTTGCCAAAACCTAACCTATGCAAGCCGCGCCCATGGGCGCAAGTTGATAGCATTGTATTGCACCAAACCGCTTGCGTTCTTGGTGAGGAACCGCGCCGTTGGTACGATATCCCAATTCATGTTGGTATAACTCGCGCGGGGCTAGTGCTATGGCTAAACAAGTTTGATATCAACTTGCCTCATGCAAACGGTTTCAATTCGCGGTCAATAGGGATTGAGATTGACGGCGCATTCGCGGGCGTAGAAGGCGACAAGAAAACCTTCTGGACGGGCGGCCCATACAAAGAGCCAATGTCAATTACGCCCGCGCAGGTTGATTCTGCGCGTCAAGCCGTGAAGTTTATTGTAGATATATGCAACGCAAACGGCGCGCGAATCAAACATATCTTTGCGCATAGACAGAGCAGTTCTCAGCGCGTTTCGGATCCCGGCTCGAAAGTTTGGCAAGAGATTGCGCTATGGACAGAGAAGACGCTAGGCTTGTCTGCGGGCGGTGAGGAAGGCTATTGCATAGGCGGCGGGAAAGCTATTCCGAAAGAATGGGATTCGCGGCGTTCAGCAAGCTACTGATTCTTGTTCTTCTTCTTCTTGGTATTGTTGATCTTCTCTTTTGCATGCTTTTGAGCAATATACTTTTTGATACATTGCAGAGAAGTTTTCTCCGCACCAAAGACATTCCAAGACAGTCTTCTGCGTTATATTTATACTTCTCCAATCTTGCGTTGTTTTTTTTGTTCTGCATTCTTTCGAGCAATATATTTGTGTTTTGCAATTTTGTCTAAACAACTTGTTGCAAAGCAGGCAGTTTTTTTCTATCAGAACAACGCCCCGATCTTGCTTTCTTCTTGTTATAGCAGATTGATTGTAGCAAATAGCAGAGCAGTATTTTTTCTGCGCTTCTTCTTGCGGCCTGCGACAAGCAAACACTTTTTGACAAACTAAGCATTGCTTGCTTGCCAGTTCGTTCTTTTGCGCTTTGGCAACTCGTTTCTTTTTTTTGTATGTTTTGTTTCTGCAAGAGACAGAGCAATATATTTTTCTGGCGGCAAGAAATGCCGTGTTGACGGTAAAAGATTTTTTGCAAAATAAACAAGCTCGCTCAATTGAAGAAATAAGAGATTGAGATATATTCATTTGTCAATCTTTCGTATCTGTAGTGTATTCTTCTTCTTCTCTGGAATATGCGCTGTCTTCTTTGCGGCAAATCATAGAGCAATGCTTGCTAGTTACAAGCGCTGCAATGTAATCTTCTCCGCACCAAGCGCATTCTTTTTGCATCCTATCTGCTATAGGTATTGTGTTTGCAATTGCATATTCATACGCTCTTTTCTTCGCGAGCTCTTTTGAGCAGGCTTCTGAACATGTCTTGCGATCTCTGCGAGTTGGCTCGAAATCTTTTGAGCAATAGGCGCAAAGCTTTTTTTTGCCTTGCAATAAAAGCATGCGCTCTTTTTTGCGCTTCTCGCCGCCTATAGCGACAGAGCATTTTTCTGAGCAATACTTATGCCTTCCCGCTGCTTTCGGATGTGGAATAAATAGCGTTCCACATCTTGCGCATTGCGGGTTGTGATTGACGATCGGCGAAGGTATATGGTTAGGATTTGCTCTTTTGCGCGTTGCATAGACGCTGCATTTTCTATTGCAATATCTTTGCCTTCTTCTGCTTAGCGCGTTTGCTGTAAAGGATTGCTTACACCAAGAGCAAACCCTTGTTTCACCTTCTACTTTTGCGGAGGGCTTTTTTTTAGCTCTACACTCTACAGAGCAATACTTTTTATAGTCTCTTGTAAAAGCAGTTGTAACGACAAAGACCGCATTGCAAGCAATGCAATTGCGGTCTATTGGCGCAATTATACCGCCTCTTTGTCTTGGCGGTTTATTCATATTGTTGTCTCAGTTTCCATGCGCGCATATATTCCCGCTTCTTCTTTTTGTATTCTTCTCTTTCTTCTTGCGTCATTCTCGCAAGCCTTCGCGCTCTTGAAGCAGCGTCATTAATCAACTGATTCTTTCGTTCGCATTCGCCCTCGCAAACCAGTTTGGTTGCTTGCTTCCATTGCACAACAAAGCTCTTGTTGCATATCTTGCAAGCTCTCGTTTCTTGCCAATATACTTCTGTTTTCAAGCGTAGCTTTGATCTCTGCAAGCCTTCCATATAGCTGCAATCACCAGAACAAAATATATTCTTGTGACTGATTGGCGCAAAAGCCTTGCTACAATGCGCGCATTTTCTGCTTGTTGGTTTGGGCGCAACTGGTTTACGCCCTCTTTTCTGCATATAAATATTGTTTCTCTGTTTGCTGCAAGCCGCTGAACAGCAAAGAACGGGCGACCTTCTTGGCACAAAGCTAGCGCCGCATATGATACAATTTTTCATATCTTGCGCCCTTTCTCAACAATCCAAAAAAACTCGCGGTTGCCTTCTTCGCCGCAGAGCTCTACGCCCATAGTTTTGTAAGAACTAAACGCAAGCGCCCATTGCATCGTATTGATCATGCGAACCGCTTCTCCGCGGCTATGGGCGTATTCTACCCGTATGTTGGTTTGCTTCTCTTTCGCGTTGCGTACAATCAAACTGTATATTCTGTTGTTCATCGTGTACCCCAATAGAGTTCTGCGGCGAAGTCAAACGCCGCAACGAAGCTATCAAAAATTGCGATTACGCGCGTTTCTTGGCGCGAGACGTATCTGAGTTCAAACTTCCGCGCAACGCCGTCTAAACGCGAAATAACGTAGCGCCCTAACCTTGCCTTCTTCTGCGCGGTCATTCTTCCGTAGCCTCGCTCTCTTCGTTACGACGGCGAGAAACGCGCATTCGTTGAGACGAGAAATATCTTTGTTCAATGTCGCAAGCGGCGTTGATATATCGCAGGCGCGTTTCTTGTTGCAGAGAAAGAAGTTCTTCGCCCATAGTCGAAAGCGTGTAATCACCAAGAATCTTGAACAACAAAGCAAAGCGATCGGGGCGTTCAAGAAGCGCGTTCTCTTCGTATTCGTCAAAATGCAATTCTTCATTTGTGATTGTGGCAACCGCAATCATTTTATTTGGTGCAAACACTTCGACCCATGCGACATCTTGACGAACAATAAAACGATATCGCTTTGATGTTGTTGTATGAACAAGCTGGTTTTCTTCTTCAGCCCAGCCTTCTAGCCCGCGAAGCGGTATAGGCAAGTTCTCGTTGCGCGCCGCGCCCCGTTGCCTCATTTCGGCATTGATTGTGAAGATATCTTTTTTAATCCAGTCACCGGCATTTTCTTCAATTGCGCAACCATGATTAAGAATATAGGCTGCCTTAAGCAGCAAGATTGACGGGGTGAGTTCGGTTCCGGTTTTGTAAGATATCATAGTGCTTTCTCCGTTTTTGTTGCGATTGAAGAGAGGCGCGGCGACCGCAACAACCGCCGCGCCTATATTGATTGCTAGTGCATCAAACCGTAGTAGCTAACTTCCTCACCGAGATCGTCAACCTCATAGTCATCTGCACCCCAAGAAACAACGCGGGCTTCTTCGCCGTCTCGCCAAGAGAATTCAACGCTAGGCTGCAAGTTGATTTTGATATGGGCGGGTATGGGCTTGCTTGCAGAGAGAAGAGAGAACAGCCAAACAAGGGCGCGAAGGCGCTTGCTTGTCTTTGGTAGTACGCAAGCGGGAGAGACGGTAAACGAGAAGTCATCTGCGAGCTCTCCCACAAACAATGCGCTGCTCTTGCCGGTCTTCTTGTTGCCCGTCGCTACGCTTACAAGAATTGCGTTTACGCGCACTGAGACGCAATAGGCGTATGTATTTCCGCTTTCGGTATTCTCAAGCGTAAAAACCACGTTCTCGCTCTTGCCGTAGCTACGAACAAGGCGCTTTGCCTGTTCAATCTTGCCAAGAATTGTTTGCGCTTCTTCTTGGCGCTTTGCGCTTTCTTCTGCAATGCGCGCCGCGCGCTCTTTTGCAAACATCAATTCCATTTCGTAATCAGCTTGAATTGTTTCGCGGGCAGAAATCGAAAGAAGGAAGTAGCTAAGAAAATCAGAAACGCTTCTGCCCGCGTTGTTTGCGATTGCAATGATCTTGTCTGCGGTGATTGTTTCAAAGCGCCAATCAATCCATATGGAAGCTTTGATTCTCATTACCAAAGAAGACACAAAGTAGTTGCGCATGCAGATCAGAAGCAGCTTCTCTTCGTTGGTTGCAGCTCTTGCGAATGCTTCTGCAAAAGCGGCGATCGTCTCGTTGACAAGGCGGGCTTGAACGTCAAGCGCCCATACGCGGGCTTTGTCGCTAAGAGTATCCGGGCGGGCGATCTTCAAGTTTGCAACAACAACTTCTTCTGCAACAACCACGATCTCTTCTTTGGCGATCTCTGCAACAACTTCTTCTTGCTTGCTAGCGCCTTCTTGGCAAGCGCTGCAAGTCACTACCCAACGCCCATTTCCACGGGTAAGAGATCCTTCGTTTGCGGCTACGCGGGCTTTGCAAGATTTACAGTCTGCGGCGAATTTGTTTGTTTTCATTTTGGCTTCTCTCCTTCGTTGCTTTCTCCTCACAACGTAAGATTCTTGTACCAAACCTTGTTTTGTTGCGTCAATAAAAATTGACAAGCAATGTAAAAAAAAGATTTTGAGGAAGCTCAAATCCGCATGGTTACAAGGTTTCCGCTTGTTGTGATTCTTGCAGATCGCGCCCGGAACGAGCGGCGTTTATGATTTCGGAGATCTGTTCAGCGCGTTTTTTCACCGCGCGACGTACCGCCTTCTGCTCTTTTGACGGGCTTTCGCTTGCGAGAGAAGCGGAGATCTCTGCAAGCCGCTGCAAGGCTAGGCTACGAAACGGGGCGAAGGCGCGCGCGTCAAGAGTTGGTAGTCTTTGCGCATAGACGATCGTTGCAGACGAGACGCGCCAAAGCGCGGCGCGCTGCGTATTGCTACATTTTCCGCGCAAGAGATCGGCTGCAAGAGCTCTCGCTTTTGCAACAAGATGCAGACTGCTTCCGCTTGCAAGTTCTTCGAGACTGATTCCGTATGCAAGGCAAACGGCGATCTCAACTTCTGCGATTGTTTGGGCTGTTGTTGCGTCTATTGGCGCGGGCTTTCTCTCTTCGAGCCGCGCTGTAAGCGATCTTTTTATCATAGTCAGTTTGCCAATTCTCGCCCACGTATGGGCGTATGATGCTTTCTCTATCTGCAAGGGCGCGGCGAAGAAGCGAGATCTCTTCGCCGCTATACGAAGTCATCTTGCTATCAATCTGTTTTTGCGTTTGGCGTAGTTGGTACGGGTTGAGACGCGCGATCTTCACCACTAGCAAGCGCACCTGATTCCGAACGCGGGCGAAACAAATTCTTTTCGATTTCGGATTTCTCCTTTCGCGTTGATACGAAGAGAGAACGCACCGCGTCTTTCACAATCGGATGTAGCGCCATAATCTGCGCGCCTAACCGATCTAGCTCTGCAACCGTTGCAGCGGCGAGAATTGCGTTCTTGACGGCTTCAATCTGTATTGTAGCTTCTTCTTCGTCTTCTTTGCTTAGCCCGGCGGGAAGGGCGGGTTTTGTTTGTTCTGCGGGCAAGGCGGGTTTGATATCTACAACGACGGCGGGCTTGACGATCTCTGCTCTTGCGGGCGCGGCTTCTGCGGGTACGGGCGAGAGATCGTCAAGTTCGTCTGGCGTATAGAGACCTAGCACGACATCAGGAAAATACGCGCGGCAAGCGGCCGCCGTAGCGCGGGCGCGTAGCATTGCTTTCGTATGTCTTTGCCAATTGGGGCGGTTCGCAAGCCCGGCTTTGCGCGCTTCTTCAATCGTGTAACTGTACGGCGGCTTGACGATCCCGTTTCTCGCAATCTGCACAACACACTTTTCGTCGGTGAGTTCAAGAATCTCATAGCCTGTACAATGCCCGCTCTTGTATGCAAGCGCCAATAGCAGATCCGCGGACAGAGTTGGCTTGCCTTCTACAACTGAGATAGACCGCAAAGCTTGCAGCGGCAAGAGCCCTAGCTCTCGCCCCGTCATGATGATCACAACGGCGGCCTCAGGTGTTTTGACGCTAGCGGGTAGCAAGCCTGATTTGATAAGCGTTGCAGCCAAAGAGAGATCGGCTTGTAGAATAGAGAGTTCAGTTGACATTGTGCTTTCTCCGTATGGGCGGGGCGTAGTCATCTGCTACGCCCCGCGTTGATTGTTGGTTAGTTCTTCTTTGTTCTTGGCTTGCCGAATGCGGGGCCGCTTTTCACAACTAGCACTAGCTTCTTCATTTCGAGATCTCCTATTGTTGATTGTTAGTTCAGAGTATGCGCTTGCGTCAAAACCCACTCGCAATCTTTTGCGTGTTCTTCTGCAACGAGATCCCAACCGATCGTTGCAGCCTGCTTGCCGTCAAGCGGCGTTCCAAGGTGATCGCAATACAGGCAAGCTTCAACCTCGCAATTCTCTTGCCATTCCATTTCGCTAGCGCAACCGCTGCAAACGTCGCTTTCTTCTGTGTAGAAACACTCGCAGATCGGGCAAGCCTGCTTTGCGCTATTGGCGCTTTTGACGGCGCAAACATCGCAAGTCAAACCATGGGCGATCTCGCCGCAAACAATGCAATCTTGCGGGCGCGTAGCCTCGCAGATGTCACAAATTTCTTTGGTGCTTTCGGTATCGCAGATCTCGCAGAACATGGGCTTTCTCCTTTTTTAGCCTCATCAGTTGACGCGTAACGTCAAGACGGGCTCTTGCCCGTTTCGGCTTGTGTTATAGAAAGTTGCGTACAGGCAAGAGCCGTACAACATGCCGCGTTCCACAGTGCGAAATATCTCTTATTGCAACCGCCGGGCAGCCTTGCCCGAAGATCTCTGCAAAGCGATCGTTGACTAACACGCTTGCAGCGCTTGCGAATTGGCGTTCGCAAAGCCCAAAAACCGCGTTGTATTTGCCTGCTTTTACCGCTTGAATCGCTGCTTCAATTGTTTGTTCAATAGATAGGTTTTTCATTTTGGCTTCTCCGTTGCGTATGTTGTTGTTGTTGTTGAGAGATAGCGGGGCGGCTTCTCTACCGCCCCGCGCTTGCTTGTTCTTAGTAAAGCGGCTCGCCGTTCTCTACCCGCTTTGCTTTCATTTCTCTTGCGAGCAGATACATCTTATTGATCTTTCCATCGGAATAATTCATGCGTTGCGCCGCGGCGCGGCGGCAAATATCCGCCAATACGGCGGGGCTCTCTTCTTTGATTTCGATACGAAAGAGCTCTGTGTTGTATTTCTCGATCTTGCGGTTTGGGTTTTCGGAGAAGAGAAAGTGTCCTTTGATACCCTTACAAAGCCGCTTTGCCTTGTTAGCCGTAATGATCGCTGTGTTGAAGATCTTCGAGCCATTGCTAACAAGCAACGTCTCGCTAGCGCCAAAATCAAAATGCGCGGTGTATACAATCGAGAGATCCGCCTTTTGTGTGTAGGTTACAGCGACAAGATGTTTTTTGATTTCTGCGGTTGTTGTAATCATTTTGTTTTCTCCTTTTCGGTTACGCCGTATTGCGTAACCATGTTTCTCTTGTACCAAACTATGTTTTTAGCTGTCAATTTTTTTTGACGCAAGCATGAAAATATTTTTATGAGGTGAGGTACAGAGCGGCTGTTAGCCGCCCCGTACGGCGGGCTTGCTACCCTAGCGCGTCAAGCGCCAGCTGCTTTGCTAGCGGGGCGTAGCAGAAGATGTCACCTCCTAGCATGCTAGCGATGTTTGAGAGTGTGTTCTGCAAGCGAGAGATCTGCTTCTCGAGAAAGGTGATTTCTACTTCCTGCTTCTGAATCTTCTCTTCTGCGGCGGCGCTTACAACCTGAACTTCTACAATCACAATCTCTTGCTTCTCTGCGGCGGCTAGAAGGTCTTCTTGGGCGCAGATTCTAGCGTCAATCTCTTTGGCTTTGCGCATCATTTCTGCGGCGGTGCTTTTGTTACCAACACGGTCAAAGAGATTTGCGGCGGCGAGAAACTGATTGAAGAGAGCTGTCATTTCTTTGATTGCGAGTTTGATTTGAGCGATTGAAGTTTTCATTTTGTTTTCTCCTTCGTTGCTTTCTCCGTGCAACGTGAGTTCTTTGTACCAAACCTCACTTTCTTGTGTCAATTTTTTTTGACGCAAGCATGAAAAAAAGTTGAAAATAGTTTTTGAAGAGAGCGCAAAGCCTTACTACGAAAGGCTTTGCGCTAGTGAAGATTTTTTAGGCGAGAGGTACCCAGAGAGATCCGCGGGCGCGAAAGGTATCGATGAAGAGATCGATCTGTTCTCCATGATAGACAAGCGCAGACGGGAAGGGCGCGCCGCTTGTAGCGTTTCCGAAACGAAGGCGGCCGCGCCAGAAAAGAACGGCGGCCGCGTTGGTAGTCAGCGTCTCAAACCACGCGGTATCAACGCGCGCGGGTACGAGCGAAACGATCTCCGCGCCCTTGCCTGCTTCTATTGCAGCCTTCTTAGCCCATTTTGAGATCTCTCTACCGTACGGCGGGTTGCAGAAGACAAGCCCGCAATCTTGCCAAGAAGAAGCAAGCCCGTCCTCACCGCGATCTTTGCGGTATGATTTGCGCGCTAGCGTAAGCGATCCCGCGTTGTCGCAAGGATCAAGCCCGATCTCTCCGAAGCCCGCGCGCAACGCGTCAAGAACAACGGCGGGCGTATTCCATGTTTCGTCTGCAGAAGACATCATAGCCGCGCGGTTTTTCATTTCGGGAGCTCCTTCGTCTCGATAGCCGCTTGTACCTTCTTCGCAAGGCGGTAAACCGTTCGCACAAGCTGCTTTGCTTTCTCTTCGTCAAACAGGCGTACAGCTACGCCGTTCTTGGTTTGGCGCGTTTGGTAGTCAACGCCCGGCTGCATAGCCGCAGAATCAGCGGCGCGGTAAAGCAGATCGGCGAAGATCTTGTACAGCGTAGGATCGTCTTCTTCGCGCAGATAGCGGCGCGTGATCTGGTACGTAGTACGCGGCTCTATAGGCGCGGGCTGTTCAGCGGGCGCGATCGGCTTTTCAGCAACCGAGAGATCTGCATTGCTTGCCATAGTCATCTTAGGCAAGCGGATCGGCGGCGCTTGTAGAAACAATACGCGCTGTTCAGCGGGCGCGGGCGGTGCAGAGATCGGCGGTTTGGGCGAAGGCGCTAGCGCTTGCTTGACGGCGCTGTCAAGCGGGGCAAAAGCGTTGCGTATAGTATCAGCTGTAAGCAGACGAAGAGAGCGCAGAACGGCGGGATCCGCGTCAACAGGCGGGTTGTCAATCAGGTATTTGATATGCGCTAGCGTTGCAAGCCGTACGTGCTTTGTCTTGTAACCGCGCGGTTGCGCTAGCGTAGCCGTCTGCGCGCCAATAGTCACAATGGGCATTGGCTGTATTGCATTCGCGAAGAGAGACGCTGCAAGGTTGCTTACGGGCGTTTTACCCTTCTTCGCTTGCGCTTGCGTAGCTTGCAGCGGCGCAACGATCTCCGCTAGCAGATCGGCGCGAAAACCTCCTAGCTCGTTATCATTGACATAATACCATGTAAGAGATTTGAGACCGGCGAGAGAAGAGAGCGGGAAGTCAAGCGCAGACGTAGCGCGGATCGGTGTTGTAGAAATCATGTAGTACCCCTTCGGCGGGTGTACTAGGAGCCGCCGATCTCCGTGTTTGGTAGGTAGACATCTTGCAGATGTTGCGCCGCTGCAAGCCGGCGTTGTGCTTATCGTACTCTGTTCAGCCGTTGGTATGCAAACCACATCGCAAGGCGCTCTTGCGCGGCTTCTTCGCTTGTCTCAGGTAGCAAGCCGCGTCTCACTCGCTTATTTCGGATCGTTTCATGAATCGCAAAGAACGGGTTGAAACTAGCGTCTTCTTCTCGCCAAGAATCAAACGCGGCGATCTCTTCTGCGGTTGCTTCTTCAAGCCGCTTTGCAGATGACATCTTGTAGCTGTTCTTGTTTGGTGATTGGCGCGGTGCTTCTTCGGTGGTTGACTTGCTAGCGGCAAGGGCGGCTAGACGGGCATAGATATCTTGCATGTTTCTCCTTTTACGCGCTTTCTCCATTGGCGCAACGTCATTCTCTGCGCGTCAAAATACCTTGTCAAGCAATCGCAAAAAGATTCTTATAGTGTGCAAATTCTGCACACTGGCTAGCACTTGGCTCAAACAGCGCTCTATTGCGAAATGTTGCGCCCAAAAACATAAAGCAACACTCTAACTTCTCTGCATAACCATATGAAATATAATCAATTCTTCTTGGCTCAAACAACAAGCAATGCGCCAAAGAAAGGGATCTGCACTCTCGAAAGGTATCAATTTTGACACCCCGAAAAAAGCTAGCAATAATCAATATATAAAAATAGTTCTTGACAAGCATTTTCCAAAAAAGTTCTCTTTAACAAGTCGTCTCGGACTTACGGCAAGAGCCAACTCGTTAAGCACAGATCTACCGCTGTTCTCTTCTCTCCGTGCGGCTGTAAGCTACGCGCCTTGCAGATGATTTACGAACTTCTTTTTCAGAGAGACTGTCAACCAAACGAGAGGTTCTGATGAACTAGCGCAAGGCTAGTGATCTCTCCTAACCGCCGTGCCGGTACATTGTACGAACGGGCTACATAGCAAACTGAGACGATCTGCGCGCTACGCTACGCGCTACCGCGCTACGCTTGCTTTGTACACGCTACCGAGCAACTACGGCGCTACAAAACAGCAAACAAGCTACACAGCAAGATGAGAGCTGCAAGCCGCTGCAAAGCTAGTCTTGGCGCGTTTTTGGTGAAAAGTGTATCTTCTGCGCTAGGAGCCGATCTTGAAACATAAAAGCCTGTTTGACCTCATAGCCGATCTCGACGTTGCAGCTTGCGATCTCTTCGCCCTCACAACCGAAAGCGCTACCCCGCCAAAGACAGTTCAAGAAGAAGCAAAGCGAGGGCTAGCGCTTAGAGAGTCAGTCTCTCCTAGCAATAGAGGCGGGACAGAAGTAGGCCTAGCAAGAGCTCGTGATCTTGCCAATGGAAGGCCGATCTCCGTTGATACTCTAAAAAGAATGAAAGCCTATTTTGACCGTCATGAAATCGACAAAGAAGCTAGCGGTTGGAAGCAAGGCGAAGAAGGATACCCTAGCAAGGGCTTGCAAGCTTGGCTGTTGTGGGGCGGTGACAGCGGTAGAACATGGGCTGTAAGCGAACTACGAAAGCGCGGGCAACTCGCAGAACAGCAAGACGAAGAATAAGATATACAACAAAAGCAAAAGCCGCCTTGCACCATGCAAAGCGGCTTGTACCTTGCTATTCTGCGAAACAAGGCAAGCAAATATAAACAAGGTTCCTACCATGATCAAAGCAAAAGTTATTGTTTGTCGCGGTGATTACTACCAACTTTTTGCTACCTACGATGACAGCAACGAAATCAAAGACATCTTGCGAAAGCCTTGCATGGCAGAAGGATGCAATCCTAACAATCATATGGTAGTCAGCGATTCTGCAATCTCTTTTATCTATCGAAAGCAGCTTGCAGACGAAGAATAAACTGTATCAAAAACACACACAAATTTGTGTAGATATTCAAAAAAGACAACAAGTTATCGGAGAAACTTAATGTCTTACGTTAACATTCTGCAAGGTGATTGCAGGGCTCTTCTTGCCAATCTCAAAGACAACTCAATTGACAGTATCGTTACAGATCCGCCGTATGAACTCGGGTTTATGGGCAAGCGTTGGGATTCCTCAGGTATAGCCTACGATCTCTCAGTTTGGCGCGAATGCCTGCGCGTTCTCAAACCGGGCGGACATCTGCTCTCTTTCGGTGGTACAAGAACTTATCATCGCATGACTTGCGCTATTGAAGATGCAGGCTTCGAGATTAGAGATTGTATCATGTGGGTTTATGGAAGCGGCTTTCCGAAAAGCCACGATGTAAGCAAAGCCATAGACAAGGCGGCGGGGGCAGAGCGGGAGGTGGTTGGGCCTGCTGCAGTTGGCGGCAAGGGGCAAGGCAATGCATACGGAACAATCACACGGCCTCTGGCAACCGCTCCCGCTACCGAAGCCGCGCGCCAATGGCAAGGGTGGGGGTCTGCGCTTAAACCGAGCTGTGAACCAGTTGTTGTAGCTCGCAAGCCTCTTATCGGTACCATTGCAGAGAACGTGCTAGCCTATGGTACGGGCGCGCTGAACATAGACGGGTGTAGGATAGAGCATACAACTGTTGTTGGTGCAAACATCTCTGTCAATACGCATCTTAGGCAATCTGTGCGCGCAGGAAAACGTGTAAATATTACATCTTTTGCACTACCTGAAAGAGAGATACCCGTGAGTCCCCTCGGCCGTTGGCCCGCCAACCTCATTCACGACGGGTCGCAAGAGGTGATTGAGTTGTTTCCAGAAACGGGGCCTAGCAAAGCTATCAAAGGCGGCGCCAATAGAAGGGCCTATGAACAAAACGAAATAACTAACCCTAGCGGGTGGAAAGAAGTCGGTAGAATTCGGAAGGACGAAGGATATGACGATAACGGCGGTTCCGCCGCCCGCTTCTTCTATTGCGCCAAAACAAGCCCCTCGGAACGTGGCGACAATCGACATCCTACCGTCAAGCCGATCTCTCTGATGCGATATCTATGCAGGCTTGTAACGCCGCCTAGCGGTGTAGTTCTTGATCCTTTTGCGGGTTCAGGTACAACGCTCGTTGCAGCGCGGCTAGAAGGCTTCTCTGCTGTTGGTTGTGAGTTGCAGCAAGAACATGTTGATATAATCAAACGACGGCTTGACTTGCCCGCGGAAGCTTACGCAGAAGAACCGCGCGAAGAAGAGAACCCGAAACCGCCAAAGAGAGAGCAGCTCAAACTCTTTTGAGAGAATAAACAATGGAATTCGCAAACGACAAATATTTTCATACGCTCTTGCAGCGCGAAGTTCAGCGGGCGAGAAATAAGCATCCGATGAATTTCAATCTCTTCACCGCGCTAGTTGAAGAGATCGGCGAGGTAGCAAGAGCGCTACAAGAAGAAGATGTTGAGAACTTGCTAGAAGAGTTGGTGCAAGTTGCTTGCGTTGCAATGCGCCTTGCTACGGAAGGCGACATGCAACACAGAGCGGCAAGAGACGCGGCCCGCTTGCTATCTGCAAAGCATGTTGAAGAGAGCGCCGCCAATGACTAGCGAACCGTACGAAAGATATATCAACTGTCCACACGCAAGAGATTTGCCGCGCGTTGTGCTATCAATCGTGCATTGTGTGTTTGACGGGCGCGCGTATCGCGTTGTTTGCTGTAACGAATGCAAGGCGCGTTTTTGCGCGAGAGAAGAGAGCGATGCTGCAAGTGATATACAGCAACTGTAAACACGGCGTAAACGGGCAAAGCTTGCGCCCTATGCGCTTTGTCGTGCAGAGAGTAGAGTATATACATCTATCATGCAGTGAGTGCGCTAGCGAGCTAGTTTCCATGTTTGACGCGGAGTGTGTTTGTGACGCTTGCCGCCTAACGAGAGACGAAACAGATGAGACAACCCAACAACCCGAATAGTCTCTTGCAACTAGGAGCGGCGATCTCTGCAAGCGCAAGAGATGTTCTTCATTACGCCCGCCGTATAGAGATTGCAGCCATTGGGCGCGGTACAGAAGACAGCGATCTTGACCTGTTAGGCGCGGCGCGTATTGCAGCAAACGCCGGGGCAATGCTACAATCTCTTGCAGCTACCCTCCTAGGAGAGGCATACCGCAATGAAACCCTTACCCCTAGCCCTGAAACAAGCGCGCCAGAACCGCAAAAAGAACAGGCTACGCCGCTTGTTTGATGGCATTGATCAATCAGTCTTCTTTGGTTTGCTGAACTTGCTAGTTGTTGCTCTCTTCATTCTCGGCAAAGTCTTGCTATGAAAGCGATTCCCGTTGAAGATCTCGAGTTGATAAATCTGTTTTTTGGTTATCTGCACGGGCGCTCTGTCGGTATACCTAACAACGAGCCTAGAAGCAGCGCGCCAATCTCAAATAGACCTGAGTATGTTGACAACCGCGCAGAGCTCTTGACGCGAGCTATCAACGCAGAGAGCAGGTTACGCAAGCTTGAACGCGGGAATGCCTTGCAGAGAGAAGCCGCCGTTGCGCTACGCTATCTTTGGCTTGAACGCGGGCAAGCTGAACGTCAACTCTCAACAACTTACGCGCAACTGGCGAAGAAGTTTGAGGCGGCAGAAGACAACGGCAAGCGGGAATACGAAGAACTTGTCAACGAAGGCTTCAATAGATATCGCTACGCGCTAGCCCAATGGAAGTTCCTAGATGACTTATGACAAAACTATTTTGGAAATGATACGCGAAGATCTGCAAAAGAGAGAAGACAAGGGCGTTGCAACCTACGGCTGCAAGCTCGTTGCACACAACGGCAGAGACGCGCTGATTGACGCGTACGAAGAAGCGCTTGATCTCTGTATGTATCTTAGGCAGGTGATTGCAGAGAGAGACGCTAGCAAGCCTCACTATGTCCCTATTCTTGGTTGCAAATGCAGTGATTGTAGCGCCAAGAAGTTTATATCTAGCGAAGGCTGTTAGTTTCTCTCGTTGACAACTTCCCTGTTTGCGATATTCTGCAAGCGCTTTCTCCGAAGCATTGCGCGGCGCGGGTAGTCTTCTCCTTGCTACTCGCGCCGCCTTTTTATCAACAGGCTGTTGATAACTTCTCTCATACTTATCAACAGCCTGTTGATAACTTGCTCTTGACAACGCCGCGCAATCAATACACACTCTTAGCCTATAATCGACTATTTTGGTCTTTGGTATGGAAACCTACACGGTGAAACAATTCGCGGCTGCAATAGGCAAGCCCGCTCGTACAGTGCAATATTGGCTTGCTATTGGCGCTTTGCCCGCCGTAGAGAAGACAGCGCGCGGCTACGAAATACCGCAAAGCTACTGTGAGTTTTACCAACAAGGTATTTTGCCATTTCGAGACAAAGGCGGCCGCCGTGATCGTGAAAAGACAAGAGGGTTTCTATCTTCTTTCTAAGGACGGTTCCCGCAAGCTTGGCGGCCCGTACGAAACCAGAGAAGAAGCGGCGAAGAGAGAGCAGCTCATTCTTCGTATAATTGAATTGAAGAAGCGCGCAGCAGATGCAAAAAGAGCAGATTCGTAACCGTATCATCGCAAGCGAGAACGTCTCTCCGAAAGACGTGAAGAAGAACGTTCTCAACTTCCGCAAACATCCGAAGAAGCAGCGAGACGCACTAGCCGCAACACTGCAACAAATCGGGTGGATTCAAGATGTGATCGTCAACAAAAGAACGAATACGTTGATTGACGGACATCTTCGTTTGCAGATTGCGATTGAGAACAAAGAAGCAACGATCCCGGTAAAGTATGTTGACTTAGACGAAAGCGAAGAGAAGCTTGCGCTTGCTACTTTTGACCCAATTTCTGCTCTTGCCGAAACGGAGAAGCAGACGCTTGACGCGCTTCTTAGGGAGCTACCAGACGCGCTCCCTACTGAAATACAAGAGATGCTTTCTTCGCTTGCAGATATAAAAATTGACGGTGAGAGTTCTGCCCCAAAGAATGAGGCAAAGAAGAAACTCTGCCCCAATTGCGGTTGTGAAGTATGAATTGCAAGATCTGCGGTGTTGAGATTCGCGCGCCAAAGAAATCCTATTGCGGCAAAGAATGCGCCGTGCAGGGCAATCACAACAACGCGCTTGCAGCTTACGAGAGAATTACACCGTCAGAGCGTTCTTGCACATATTGCAACGCCTTGTTCGCCGTCTCTCGCAATCGCAAGATCTGCGGTGCAGAAGCTTGCAAGAGGTATCTCAAACAAGCGCAAAACAGAAGATACAACGTGAGGTATATGCAAGAAGACTACGCGGTGTATATTGCAAAGCAGCGCGAATATAAACGCCGCTATCAAAACAGGCTGGCCAATGCCGCGTAAAAAGAAGCCGCAAGAAACGCCCGAAGAGAAGGCGCATCGTGAGAAGGTAGAAGAGCTCGCAAGAACAGAGCCGTTTGACGGGCGGCATGATGTTCGTTTCGGTAAGAAGGTTTCCTACACAAGACTGAGACGGGACGCTATACAGAAGCGAATTTGTGACGCTCTCTCACTAGGTTGTTATATCAAAGAAGCCGTAGCCTACGCGGGCATTCATTATAATACTTATGCAAATTGGATAAATAACAGCAAACAATTTCGTGAGGCCGTTCACGAAGCGATCGCTAAAAGTGAGACGTTACTTCTTGCAGAGATTCGCCGCGATCCTTCTTGGCAAGCAAAGGCGTGGATTCTTGAACGTCGCTTTCGAGAGCGTTGGGCAAGAGAAGTCAAGACAGACGCGGACAACATACCGCGTACAATTACCCTAACATGGGCCGGCGAGAACGGCGTTGATAGGGTAATTGAAGCAACGCCGCAACCCGCGCAAGAAGAACAGTCAAACACGCAAGCAGCGCAAGACGAAGAATGAATCTGCGCTTGCCTACACTGCATAGCGGTCAGCTCGAAATCTTCGAGAGTGAGGCGCGAAACCGCGTAGTCATCTGCGGCCGCCGTTGGGGCAAGACATACTTAGGTTGTGCAGAAGCAATACGCGCATGCTTACAAGCAAAGCAAGTTTGGTGGTTAGCTCCTACACACGCCGTTTCTTCGCTAGCGTGGGAGCAGCTCAAACTTCTTTTCACGCCGCTTGTTAAGCTAGGCCTAGCAGAAATCCAAGAAAGCAAAAAACGCATCGTTTCGCTAGGAGGCTCAATCACCTGTAAGAGCGCGGAGTTGTACGATAACTTACGCGGGGCGGGGCTTGATCTTGCTATCTTCGACGAAGCCGACTTCATAGAACATCAGGCATGGGCAGAAGCAATACGGCCTACGTTGTCAGATCGGCGCGGGCGCGCTCTCTTCTTGACTACGCCAAACCCGCGCTTGCGTAATTCTTGGATACAAAAACTGTATCAACGCGGGCAGATGGCTTCTGCAAATTGGCGTTCGTTCTCTCGCCCGTCATGGACAAACCCGTTTCTTTCTCCCAGTGAGATTGAAGACGCGCGGCTTGACTTGCCTAGCGTAACCTTTCGTACAGAATACGGCGCGGAATTTGTTTCCGAAGACGGCGCAAAAATAAAAGAACAATGGTTGCAGGCTACGCAAGCAATACCGCCTAGCGGGCTTGACATAGCGATCGGCGTTGACCTTGCAATCTCTCTGTCACAAGACGCTGACTATACCGCCGTTGTTGCGCTAGGGAGAAGCAAAGACGGGCGCTTGTACGTTCTTGGTGCAAGCCGCGGGCGCATGCCGTTTGATGAGATCTTGCGGTTTATCAAATCTTTTGCGGAGAGATACAAAGCGCGCGTTGTAGGAGTTGAGAACGTTCAGTTTCAAGCGGCGGTTGTGCAAGAGCTCTTACGCAATACATCGCTCCCAGTTGTTGGTATACGCGCAGACAAAGACAAGCTTACGCGTTTCTTGCCCGTTGCAGCGCGCTATGAACAGCGGTTAATATATCATGCGCAAAGCTTGCCAAACGAGTTCTTAGACGAGTTGCTTTCGTTTCCTGAGGTAAAGCACGATGACTTCGTGGACGCGCTTTCTACCGCGTACCAAGCGCTAAACTTCGTCGCTTTCTCTTCGGTACACGCAAGTTCAGGAAACAAGCGCGGACATCTTTCGGGGTTCATCAGATGAGTATATTTGACAAGCTTGCATTCTGGCGCGCAAAGAAAGACTACGCCGCGCCGCAGATGCCTACAACATACCCTAGTTTGCCGCCGCCTATGTATTCGCAGATCGGCCGCCCCGCGCCTAGCGGAATGGTACAATGGCCCGAGTACCTAACAAGCGGGCTAACACCGACAAAGCTAGCGCAGATTACAAGACAAGCTGACTTAGGATATATGCGCGATCAAATGGGCTTGCTGCAAGAGATCGCGGGTAGAGACGGTTTGTTGCAAGGCTTGCTTACAACGCGTCTCTCTGCGCTTTCCCGCAAAGAAGTTAGGGTCGAGCCTAGCAAGGCGGATAGAGACGAAGTGCGCGCCGCAGAAGTTGCAGAATATGGCAACTATATCTTGCATTCTTTGCGCATGATTGAACAGCAAATTGACGGTTCGTTCTTGTACAGCGGCGGGCTTGCTACGATTGTAGAAGCTCTCACAATCCCTACGTACTACGGTTGCGGCCTTCTTTGGGTTCATTGGGATACGCCTATGGGCGAGAGCTCGCCGCGCCCGTGCTACCTTGAAAAGATAGACGAGAGACGGCTAGGGTTTGACGTACCAACGCAAACCTTACATATCTCAACCGAAGACAACAATTCGCCGGGCGTACCAGTGACAGCCTACGATCCCGCGCTGTACGTTCAGGTTCGCAATACACGCGTCTCACAACGTTTGTCGCAATGCGGAAGCGGGCGCGCCGTATTGATTCCGTATTCTCTTCGCTTAGGCTCGCTCAAAGACCTGCTTACATACGCAGAAGTTTGGGCTTTGCCGGGCATTGTAGGTAAGATGTCGAGCGAGGTTGCAGCCGCTTTCAGCGCAGACGCGGTAGCAAACTTTCAATCTATGATTGAAGACTTCGCGGGTGATTCTAGGCAGATTCTCCCGCCGGGCTTTGACGTTGAAGTTCTCTCTGCGGTTGCGGGCGGCGAGAAAGTTTTTGATCTGATTGATTCTCTTACAGAGCGTCAAATACAGTTTGCGATTGTAGGCAACGTTGGTACGGCTAGCGGTGACAAAGCAACCTACGCAAGCGCAGAAGTCGGTATGCAAGTTCAGTCAACGCTAACAGACGGCGACGCGCGCATGGTTAGCGAAGCGTTGCAAGGGCTCTTGAAGCAAGCCGTTGCTCTTAAGTTTGGCGCGGGTACACCGCCGCCAGAAGTCAAGTTCGTTCAGCAGACAGACAACAACGACGCTCTCAAACAAAAAGCGCAAGTGTATGCAACGATCGCATATCCTCTTATTGCGTTGATAAACAGAGGCGTTCCGCTTGACGTTGATGCAATCGCAAAACAGTTTGACTTCCCGCTTACGGCTTCGGGACTTCCCGATCCTAGATTCCCGCCAAAAGCAGAAGAAGGAGAAGCAAAATAAATGAAATCAATTTTACGATATAAATTTAATGCAGAAGCGCCTAGCGGTATGGTTCAGCTTGCAAGAACAGGCTCTTTCTTTCGCGCAGATCAAGGACAGTTCAAGGTAACAAAAGCAATGCTCTTACAGATGAGAGACAATGCAATTGAGCGCGGCGTTGATATACCGCTCAAATTGACGCATGAAAAAGAAGAGTATGCAGCGGGGTGGATAAGTCCTGAGACAATATCTGTACAGCCGTGGAGAAACGGCTATGGCTTGTTTGGTAAAGCAAACTTTACCGACGAGACGAAAGCAGCGATCCGACAAGGTGCGGTGAGGTATATCTCACCAGAGATTGTGTGGAACGCGAAGAGAATGTCTGCGTCAAGAAAGGGCGCGGCCGGCGAGAACATTGGGCCTATGCTAGTTGCAGCCGCGCTTGTTCTCTCGCCGTTTTTTGAAATGGAACCAGTAGTGGCGTACGCGCTAAAAGCGCAAGAACTGCGGCAATATATGGCCGCGAAAGGTAGCAATCAGATGCATTATTCTTGGATGAATCTTCTTGGTGAAGAGAAGCTTGCAGCGCTAGGCGCAAAGCTTGTAGCAGCGGGAGTCAAAGAAGCAGCCGCCGCCGGGCTTGCCGCTGAAATTACTCTCATGATGCTTAGAGAGCAAGTCAAAGAAGCGGGCGCAGAAGTTGAAGAAGAGAAGCCCGCTATTGAGATTGAGCTTAAAAGCGAAGAAGAATCCGCAATGATGGAAGCACTTCCCGGCGCGGAAGGCTTGCCGCAAATGACAGAAGAAGAAGGCGCAGAAGGCATGATGCCTAGCGCGCCCGCAAGCCAAGCGCCCGCTCTTGCTGCAAGCTTGCAGCGTATTGCAGCGGCTTTTGGCCTAAAAACAACCGCAAACACAGAGCAGCTAGTTGCGCTTGCGTCTGCTCTCAAAGACGCGCAGAACGTCAATTCTAAGCGTTTGGCGGCGCTTGAAGCTGTAGAGAAGAAGCGTCAAGATGCAGAAGCGCAAGAGCTGTTTGCGCGCTATTCTTCGGAAAGCCGCTTCCGTTCTTACTCTACCGCCGCCGATCCGAAGGGCGAGAGTTACGCAAAAGAGCTTCTCAGCAAGAGCGGCGTTGAAGTTTTCAAGACGGTGTTTGAGCCTGTTGCCCCGCTTAAAGGTGCAGCTCCCGCCGCGCCCGTTTCTTTCTCTGCAAACAGCGTCTCAACAACGGGCAAGCCGTTTGACGTTTCGCCCGCTAAGGTTATGGAATACCAAGCACAACACAACATCGCTACTTACGGCGAAGCGCTTAAGCGTATTCTTGCAGCGCAAAAGTAAGCAATCACAACTAAACAATCTCACAACAAGAAACGAGGGTTTCAATGGGCGTTAACATGGCTCCTACATTGGCGGGTTCTATTCAGCGCGAATTCATCGCAAACGGCGCAATTACCCAGTATGCCGTTGTTGTTCTCTCTACTCCTACGGGCGACGGGCTAGACAGCCGTTGCGCGCTTCCTAGCGCAGTGACCGATCAGGTTCTTGGCGTTGCACAACACGCCGCCGCGGATGGCGAGCCTGTACGCGTTGCAATGCAAGGCGAAAGCTACATCGTAGCAAACGGCGCTTTCTCTGCGGGCGATCTGCTTTCGCTTGCTGCAACAACGGGCAAGGTTGATACCGCCGCAAGCGGAAACGTTATCGTAGGACTAGCTCGTGAGGCTGCAACAGCGACAAACGATATTATCGTTTGCGTTCTCTCCGCTGGGTTCAGCGTAGTCAAGCCGTAACGACAAGCGCATATAATCTTCTTTTTACGAAAGGGTTTTTACAATGGCAAACAATGCACCGCTTTTGACAGATCTCTTTTCACCACAAACCCTAAGCGAAGTATCGATTCAGTTTAGACAGCCAAACTTTATCGGTTCTTCTATTCTCCCGATCGTTCAGGTTCCCAAGCCTAGCGGCCGCTTCTTCAAATATGGACAGAATGATTTCTACACCCTAACCAACGATCTCGCTGATTACCGCGCAGACGTTGCAGACATCTCGCCTTCGTACGAGGCAGACAACTACAGCGTTGTATATCATGCGCTTTCGTCGTTTGTCGGTGAAGATGAGATTCTTGCCGCAGATGTCCCTATCAACCCTCTGGTTGACGCAACAACCTACCTCACAGAGCGTTTGATGTTGGGTCATGAGCAGCGCGTTGCAGCTCTTGCTTTCAACGCTGCAAACTTTGCGACAAGCAATAAGCTTACGCCAGCAACAAAATGGGATCAGAATTCCTCAGATCCTATTGGTGACATCTTCGCCGCTATCGATGGAACGCTAGGCAACGACGGGCTTTACGGCGCGATCGGTATTGAGGCGTTTCGCGTATTGCAGAAGCATCCTGATATCGTTGCAGCCTTCCATTTCGTAAGCGAAGGCGCGGTTGCAAGCCGTCAACAGATTGCAAACTTCTTCGGGTTGCGCGATCTGTATGTTGGTGAGGCCCGTATCAACAACGCCAATATTGGGCAGACTGCTTCTCTCGGCCGCGTATGGGGCGACAACATGCTTATCTACCGCCGCCCCGAGAATCCTTCTCCACGCGCTGCGGCGTTTGGTTATACTTTCGCGTTCAACAACCGTGAGGTTCTCACACAGCAGAACCTTATGCGCGGCGGAGGGCGCGGCGGCGTTGACCTCAAAGTTACTTTCGCCTATGATACCAAGATCACGGGCGCACCATGCGGTTTCTTGATCAATGATTGCTTGACCTGATAGGGGGTTCAAATGCCGCTGCAAGTTCCTAGTAGAGCGCAGAACGCTAACACTTCCCGTGTTGCTTCTAGCGTAACAACTGTAACAGTTGCAGCGGCGTTTACCGCGCGTACAGGTTTGTTGCTTTACAATGATTCAACGGCAAACTGTTTTGTGAAGTTTGGCGCTGCGGCTTCTTCAACAGATTTTGTTGTGAAGCTTGCAGCGTCAAGCTATTACGAAATGCCGCAACCAATCTACAATGGTTTGGTTACGGCGGTATGGGACGCGGCAAACGGCGCGCTACAAGTTACGGAGTTATTTTAGCTATGGCATATTGTACGCAAGCTGACATAGAAGCTTCTATTGGCGGCGCATCTGCGCTTGTTTGGTTGAGCGATTTAACCAACACTGCGATTGATACGGACGCTGTTTCTTCTGCAATAGAATGGTCAACAAATTTGATTGATTCTTACGCGGTAGGAACGCCCGAAACAAACAACACCCCGGGCGATCTTTGGGGCGACGTTACAACGGGAACGCCAGAAGCGGCGAAGTCAGCTTGCGTTACACTATGTATTTTTAGGTTGTATCAAACAATTTGGCGCGACATTCCCGCAAGCGTTCAATCATCGTACGATCGCGCAATCAGAGAACTTGAACTCTTACGAGACGGGCGCGTTTCTTGGCTTGCAACACAGCCAACAACCGTTCAGAACATATCTACTTTCTATTTCCAAAATTCGCGTTCACCTAGCGCTATTGGCTCTTATCGTACAGCGCGCAGAAGACAAACGGATTCGCTCTGATGGCTACGAACATAGAGGTCATTCTGAACGCGCTTGCCAATTCGCTAGAAGCGTTTGTACCAGACGTGCGCCCAAACGTTCGCTTCCGCAGATGGAAGGGCGAACAACGCGTTGAAGACGCGCCGCTTCCTATGCGAGAGCGCGCTTTT